GTAAAGTGATACTAGGTAAGGGTGGAAAGTGTATTTTTGGGGGTGGGTTTTCTTCTGTTTGTACCTCCTTTGTACCTTCGGGTCTTCGTAAATCTTGCGGAGGTACGACCAAAGGTTGATATGAGGGAACATCTGCTGTAGGGAGAGGTAAAGAAGGGGTTTTTAGTTTTACTGTATCTGGTAATACTATGATAGGTATTTCCAATTAAAAATCCGCTGATGCTCTAACTTCTGCACCAACCATCCAAACCTCTGAGCTACTTGTGGTTGTGCTTTCTATTCGTGCTTGATATCCAGTTGCTTTAGGTGCATAAACATTAAACGTAGAATTACTACCTCCATCACTTCCATCAACAGTAGTTACTGTAGGGTTAATTCTCATTGGTGGATTAAATGGAACCCACCATCTATATCCGTCACTATATGCGTTGTATGCTGTTGCAGAACCACCAACATCATCATGGAAAACAAAATATCTTTGGCATTTTTGTAAAGTAGTAGCAACACTTTCGTATGCAAAGTCACTAGCTGTATCTCCAACTTCTAACTGAACACCAGTAATATAAAATTCATTAACAACATAATCTGCAAAATTAACTTGTCCTGTTGCACGACCTGTATCTGTGCTGTTTGTCCAAGTTGTTTGAAGTGTTCCATTGTTAACTCCTGACCCTGCAACTAACCACCACACAATTCTTAAGCCTTCGCCATTATCATTATCAAATTTACGTCCACTATTTGAGTCAGAAGGGAATGTAAGAACGTGCCTAGTCCATGTGTTAGTCATGGTATAAGCTTTCGAAACAGTACCTACTGTATTGTCTCTACTTATTAATGAAACAATATAAGTTCCTGTTTTACTTGACCTCGCATAAAAAGATAGAGTGTACTGTTTTGCAGAAGAAGTACCCTTTGCAAAAGGCATAAGATCTTGTGATTCGATACTTTGTGTTAGGTAAACTTCATCTGTTGCTGCAAGTGATGTATCGGCTGTTGTACAAGATATTCTCATTGAACCTGAAAAACCATCAGGCAAACTATGATCCATATTTTTTTCTATTTGAAATCTAGCAGAACTATTTTGTACATATAGTTTCCATCTATCAAGCGTATAAGTCTCAGCAGACGATCCTACACCTGTAAACACATTTCCCCTTTGAGCTACTGTCATAGCACCATTATGAATAAAATTATGTGCTTGACCACCAGCAGGCAAGTTAGTTAAGTTTGCACCACTAACTGCTGGTAATGTAGATGGAAAACGTGCGTCTGGAACTGTACCAGATGTAAGATTACTAGCACTTAACGCTGTAAGATCTTTGGCTGTGTTTGCTGCTATAGCTGAGTTAATTGAGTTAGCTAGCTTAGCATCTGTAACAGCATCATCTTCAATTTTAGCTGTAGTAACTGCACTATCTGCTATTTTAGCTGTAGTAACGGCACTACCCATAATTGTGCCAGTAGTAATAGCGTTGCTTGCTATTTTTGCTGTTGTTACATTTAAGTCTGCAATCTTGGCTGTTGTAACTGCATCATCAGCTAATTTAGCTGTAGTAACTGATCCGTCAGATAGTGCACCAGTAATATAGAATATACCATTCATGGCTGGATGTGATGTGCATATATAATATAAGACATCTGGTGCGTCATGTGGTACTTCAAATATTATTGTAGAGCCTCCAGCTCCGGCGTTATTTGTTACGCCTGTATTGTATTCTGTGCCGCCTGCTCCGGCTACACTTTGTATACGAAACGGATGTGCTCCAGAAGAGTTGCCGTTTACAAATCTGTATGTTTTACCACGTGTCAGATACAAGTTAGGGTCATTGACCGCCCCGGTCAAGCCCTCTCCTGTAAATGTATAGTGGTTAGTGCCGCTTGCTCCTAGTGTGTAGGTACGATCAAGAGCATCGGCGTGTAGTTTACCAGCTGTAATCTGAGCATCTGCTATATCAGCTGTTTGCACCTGACCGTCTTTGATACCACCGGTGCTTACTTGTGTTAATGCCATTATCCTGAGATCTCCTGTGCTGTAATCCAACTAAGTCCACGTTCATAGTCTATGCCATCAGCAGTATTTTTAGTTTGATTGTAGAAAAAAGTTCTTGAAGAAGCTTGTGTGCAATTTATTTGAAAAGTATAAGTAATTGCAGAGGTTGTGCTTGGACTGTCCAATAAACCAGCAAAATTTATTACAGCTGGCGTAGAATCCTGATTAGAGCTATAAAAACCTGAAGGAGCAACTGATATACCTACAGGTCTGCTTCCAGCACTTGGTGCTTGAATAGCAGTGGTTGAGCCTCCTGATATTGCTCTATTTATACGCCACATAAGGAAATAATCATCAAAATTACCCTCTCCCATAACATGACCCATAAGTAATATTTTACTAGATGTGGCAGAAGGGGTAATTGTTACAGCAAATGGTAAGTCATAATATGTATTTGAAGCTGACATATAGACTGAACCTGTGCTTTCTCTAACAGAATCAGAAACACTTACAACTTGTAAAATTTTACCTTTTTGATCTGTAGCAAAACTTAAAGTACCTGACCCGTTAGTTGTTAGTACTTGACCGTTTGTACCATCTGTTGTAGGTAACGTAAACTCAGCTGCACCGTTTGCAGTATGCTGTAGTTTGTTTGTTTGTAATTTACTCATTTCTTAAACCCATATAAAGTATACTGATATTGAGCAAACGTTCCGCTAGCAGGGAATATATGAAATCCGTTAGGACTTACATCTTTTCTAAGACGTAAAATATTAGTTTCAGCTTTATAATTACCATTTCCGTCAACTCTATCTATAGAAGTAAAAACAGAGCTACCTGACGAAGGTTGAGCTTGTTGTGGTTTCATAGTTAATTCTAGATTCCAACCTTCTCCGGGTTGATTTCCGGCTTGATAAGATATTAACCCACTATCGTCACTATTTCCTACGTTATCATAATAAGTTCCAGTATTACCAGATACCCCTAAATTTGTCCAGCTATAAAGTGTGTCTGTTATATCTGCTGATCCTGTTCTCCAACGAAATCGAAGATTAGTATTATCAACGTTTGGTACACCTTGCCATACTAATTTATAGTAATGATAAGTAGAGTTATTTAAAATATCTAATGCAAAAGTAGCATCTGCTGGTGAAACATTCTGCGAAGCAAGTTTAACGCAGTCACTTGTTATTGTAACCCAACTTAAATTACCAGAGCCATCTGTTTTAAGAACTTGTCCAGCACTACCGTCAGCTACAGGTAACTTAAATGATATGTCAGCACTACCTGTTGTAGAAGCTGGTGCGTCTAGAGCGACTGAACCAGCTGTTGAACCATTTAATTTTATTGTCATGCTGCTATCTCCATTACTGTTATTGTAGATTTAGCTTGTCCATTAGTATTATTAATAACATAACCATCTGTACCAGCTACTCTCATAGCCTTTAATCTATAAGTTATTGATGATGTAGTGTTTGGAGAGTCAAGAAACATACCGCTTGGTTGGCTTTTTATGGTATATCCAGAACCAAAGTATCTTACTAAGCCAGTAATTTCAGTAGAGTCTCTATAAATAATTAATCTAATTTCTGTAGTATTGCTATTTGTAGAACAACTAGCCATATTACAACATACCAAAACTTTACTAGAAGTGGCAGATGGTGTAATACTTACATTCATTATTTCATTTTCAGCACCTGTTCCAAACGGCAGTTGTGTATCAAGAACTGTTTGCTGAACTTGTAAAACTTTACCACCTGTTATTGTAGATTTAGCTGGTGTAACCGCACTTGCAGCTATCATATCGGTATCTACTATACCGTCTGGTAAACCACCAACAGAAATACCTGTGATAGTACCATTACCATTTATTTGTATCGCCATTAAACTATTGTATATGTACTACCCGAAGGTATTGTTAATGTAACGCCATTTGCTATAGTGATCGGCCCTGCACTAAGAGCGTTCTTGTTTGTAGTTGTTAGATATAGTCTGTGAGTTTTCATAGATACATCCGTCAGCTACTGTTGATGCTACACCTGTAAGGCTACTACCGTCACCTGTGTAAGATGTTGCAGCTACTGCACCTGTTACTGTAACACCAGTGCTACTTGTTTCTAATTTTTTATTATTGTTATGATATAGCTCGACACTTCCACCATCAACTGATACTATATGATTTTCAGCAGTTGTATGAGATCTAAGGCGGTGTGTATCACTCATATAAATAAGTTCACCTGTGTCGTTTTGTAGCTTACTATTCGTTCCATCATGGAAAATCATCAAGTCAGCACCATCACCAACTTTAATTCTATTAGAACCACCGCTACTATCTGCCATCAATATATGATTACCATTACTTGCTAAGTCACCGCCTAGCTGTGGTGAAGTATCACCGACTAGATCTGTGTTAACAGAGTTGCCAGATGCTGCTGTAATACGCCCCTGAGCGTCTACAGTAATGCTTGGGATAGAAGTTGATGAACCATAGCTACCAGCTGTTACAGACGTGTTAGCGAGCTTTGTAGCGTCAACTGCGTCATCCGCAATCTTTGCTGTTTCTACTGCACCGGATGCAATCTTAGCAGCTGTAACTGTACCGTCACTTGGTGCACCAATACTTACTGACGCTCCGATCGTGATGATGAAAAAATCAGCACTGCTAGCAGGGGCGGCAGAAAATATAATATCAGAACCAGAAATTGCGAAGCCCTCGCTTGGCTGGCTGGATCCACTGTTAGGTTTCTGAATGACTCCATTGATGCTAACAAGGTGTTGCTGTGCAAACTGACCGGGGTTACTAAGAGTAAACCTGTAAGCTGATCCATTAAATGTTGCACTTCCTCCTCCTGTGCTAGATGAACTAGATAATGTATTTATAAAAAAGTTACCTACTGACTGTGTTTCTTCAAACGCAGAAGTTGCTGTATTATAGACGAGTAATTTATTTGTAGCAGTATTATAGAATAAATCACCAGCGTCGTTATTACTTGTAGGGTTCGACGAACCAACTCTATATCTTTCGTTGAAATCATTTATGTCTCCACTAAGATTTACTAGATCGTCTTCTGCAAGTGTAGCTTTGTGATAGTTGTATATTTGACCTGAGCCAGTTGATGTTACGATAAAACGTATACCATTAGCTACAGTAGAACTATGAAAGTTAGAAGGTATGTTGTTTATTGTAACAGTAGAGCCACCTACAGTACTACCTGTTGTGCTTGTACCACTACTATTTACAACTATACCGCCTGCGTCTGATATACTAACAGTAGCACCAGACTGCCCTTGTGTGTTAGGAAACTGTGTTTCATTTGCTATAGCTGTAAAGCCACCAAATGTAGAGAGCTGTCCAGCCACATAATCAACAATAGCACCAGAAGTTGGTAGCTTAGTATCATCGTCTGTAACTGTGGTTTGTTTTAGATCACTAGCTAGTTTTGCAAGTGTTACGTTGCTGTCAGCTATCTTAACTGTTGTTACGTTTGCATCTGTAATCTTAGATGTTGTAACAGAGTTTGATGCGAGTTTTGCATCTGTAACGTTTGTGTTAGCAAGCTTTGCTGTGGTAACTTGACTGTCTGCTATATGAGCAGTATCAATAGAACCATCAACATAGTGCTCTGAATTAATAGAGTCATCGGCTATCTTTGCTCCTGTAACTGCGTCGTTTGCTATGTCAGCTGTTGCTACAGAAAGATCTGTAATATTAGCACTGTTAACTGCTACATCACTTGGTAGTGTACCACTAGCTAACTTTGCCATTGTTACAGCATTGTCAGCTATCTTAGCTGTTGTAACTGAGTCACTAGCTAGATCGCCTGCTACTATAGTGCCGTCTAGTATTTTAGCACTTGTTACAGCACCGTCTTTTATATCGCTTGTTTGTACTGTTTGGTTTTGTTCTTCTTGTGCAGCAAACAGTAACTGCTCATGGTTGGCATTAAGGTCAGCTGCCTTAACTGATGACCCTGCCGTATATGTAGCCTTTGCACTATCTACGTTTGTATCACGAAAGATACGTATAGACTGTGGGCTGACTGGTATATTGCCTGATGTAAAGACTACATTACCACCACCTGTAGTAGTGTAGCTTGTAATATTGTAGTGTGTGCCTGATGATTTGATGACACCATCTACATCAACTTTTATGTCAGACTCTTGTATAGAAGGGAAAGAAAACGACTTAGTAGCGTTTCCATCCCCAGTATAATCTACGAATGTTGTTGCCATTATACGTTTTTAAATTTGAGTAGGTTGCGTGTTTCGGATGATTTTTGTCTTTGTAATCTTGTTTTTTCTCTTTCCGCTTCTGCAAGTAATTTTGCTTCTGGCATCAGTAGAGTTTTAGCTGTAGCTTTACGTCTAGCCTGTTGAACTACATAGTCCATAGCTTGAGTATGATAGTAACTCATAGGCTCAAATAAGCCACGATTAGATCTTCTATCTTGAACCATTTGATTATATGATGCTAGAATCCGTTTATCTTTAGACATAAATGTGAACACAGCTTCAAGGTTTTTAAATGTTTTACCTCTAAACTTTACTGTCTGTTCTCCCATGTTTTTTTCATATGCAGACTTAACTACTGGTGCATCTGTTAGAGGTGTACCATCTGCTAAGTAGAATGACATAATAGATTTGTCATAACCGCTATCAATAAAAAACTGTTCTCCAGCACTTTGAGTTAATGTAAGTGTAACAGGCAATACGTTATTAGCAACTCTAGTTAAGAAATCCCAGTCATTTACAGGTTGTGCATTTAAAGGACTGTATGATATTGGTAGTGCTTTTACAAAAGGATTTACGCCTGCTAATAATTCACTAGCTTTATTTCTGTTTCTAACTGACTGAGCAATACCAGAATCAAGCTCTCTCATGTAAGGTACTAATATATTACCTATAGTATTACGAAGTCCAGCTAAAGGTATTGCATTGTTTGCAAATGCAGCTACAATTCTTGGTGCTTGTCCGGGTCTACCGGCAACTAAGTCAACCATTGACTGTAATCCTTGCATGTAGGACTTACTAGAAATAGCCTGTGCTATAACTAAAGATACTTTACCTAATTGATTTTTTGTCCACTCTTCGCCCATTAGCTCACTATAGTCGCCTATATTAGCTATTGTGCTAAATATTGGGCCAAAAGGTTCAAACTGATCTGTTCCTATTCTAACAGGGCCAAGTGCAAGACTGTTTGGTTGCCATCCAGACTCGATCCATGTTCTACGCTGTGTTCTATCTAGTGGGCCATCACCATGTAAATCACCACGCATCCAAGCCATACTTGCCATAAACACAACACCAGAACCGATAGCTAGTCTACCTGTTTGTAAAGCCTTAGCATTGATTAAATCTTCTGGTGTTTCAATACCATACTTGATAACGTCAGTAAGATCATCAGCACGTGCTAAAGCGATGTCGTTAAACTCTTTGACTAGAAAGTTAAAACCGGGTGTATACTTACCTGTAAGTGCAAGTCCGTTTACACCTGTTCTAGCAAACAAAAAGAATGGTTTAAGTAATGGTGTAGCTGTAAATATATCGTTTAGACCTTTTGCAAAGCCTGTTAGTGGTTGTGTAAGTGTTACCTCTGCACGTGCAAACTGTGTAGCTTTATCACTTATACTACCATCTGGATTAAATACTTGTGCATAGAAGTCATCTTCATATGCTCTCATAAGTTCTGGTGTTATCTTAGGTGTTGATACACCAGCAGCTTGCTGATCTAATACATTACGCATTGCCTTCTCTCGCATCTTAGCACGACCAAGAATATGTGCGAACGCATCGTCAGTAGCAGCCATAATTTTAGTAGAATATGTTAAGAAGTTACTGTCATTTAAAGTTCTAGCTATGTTAGCTAATCTAAATGCTGCAACGTCGCCGGCTGTAGCTCTACCACTATCTTCTGCCCATTTACGTAACAACTCCCAGTTTGCATCACCTCTAGTAAACTCAGAATATCTAGTCTTAATACTTGCTAAGTCGCCTTTCCAGTATGAGTTTAGTTTACTCTTAAATAAAGTAAATGACTCTGGTATAGCTTCTATCATAGCATTAACAGAGGCAAGGCTAGCTCTAACTGTAGTAGCATCACCTGTAAAAGGATAACGAATAACAGCACCTAAACTAGCAGATAACGGTCTTAAAAATGTTGCACTAGCTGTACCCATAATAGCTCGAAGTGGTGTTTTAGGGCCAGACAATACACTGTTTGTCATTACACCTTCTAGCTCTCGTATCAAAGCACCAGTACGATCAATGTCACCGGCGTTTAGTTTACCACCTTTTATAACTGTACGAGCCCAGTTGTCAAAATCTTCTACACTTGTTATATCGTCCATCATAGAAAATGCTTCGATAACTGCATTTAGCATATCATCATCTTTATCATCTTTTACAATCTTAAGTATAGACATAATAGATTCTTTTGCATCTTCTACGTCAGCTCTAACTGCCTCTTCAATAGCTTGCTTTCTAGCTTTACCAGCACCTAATGATCTAAACGCATCAGATAATGTAAATCTAGCTTTTTTAGTTTCGTATACAAGCATAAGCATAGTATCAGCAATTTGTTTAGCTGGCCCATCTATATCTGTAATATCTACTATATCAGCTATTTCACGTGCAGCGATACCAGTATCACGTAGCTGTCTAAAAAGTGTACCCATGATAAGATCGCCTGCTATAACTTTTTCTGGTTTTAAAATTCTTTCACCATCTATCAAGTCTCTGTCAGCTTCTAGTACATCTTTTAGATATTCAGTAGGATTAAAATCTACTGCATTTCTACCAACTGTAACTTTTTGATGTGTAGCTACAGCATCTCCATAATTTTCTGCAAGAGTTTTTAAATTACCTTTCGCAGCTTTCATCTTAGCTCTAAAGCCTTGATCTGTCATCAAGTCACGCATTACACGTTCAACTGTTTTTTCATCAGTACCACCATACTGTGCAATACGCTCACGTTCTACAGGTGTAGTCACAGAACCAGCAGAACCTTCTTCAGCTCCCCACTCTTTACGAGTACGTTCTAGTTGTCTACGTGCAGTAGTTGCATCTGTTTGTGATACATGTGCACCTTGATGTGGTTGTGCAAGTGGTGCGTTTTTGTCTGCTCTAAACTCTTCGTCACCTCTACGTAACTGGGCTACACCAGCTTCTACAGTTTGATCTTTTATATTTTTGTTACGTGCTATAATCTGATCTACTACAGGCTTACCACCTTTCTTTAGTGTGTATGCTAAACCATCAAAGAATAAGCCGAAGCCCATACCTTCTACAATGTTTTTTATTTTCATCACTACAGGATGATCTGTATCTCTAGTAGATAAGGGTGTATCAAACCACCCATACCTATCACGTAAAGCACCTAAAGCATTTGCTTCATCAGACTCTTTCGATACAAGGTCTGACACAGCTCCAACTACAGCACCTCTGGCTACATTACCTTTGGTTAGTGCTACTAATCCAGCAGGCAACCCAATAATACCAGTTGCTGCTGCACCTTTTGCTGCTAATATTGTACCAGCTGCAAGAGATCCAAAGTGTACTAGACCTCTTAGCTGTTTACCCCACCATGTTTTGGTTTCTATAGGGTTGTCATATGATTTAAACGGTGTCCAGTCTGGTTTGTATGTACCAGTTTCTTGGCGTTGTCGTTGCATCTCTCCTGACAAAGCATCTACTGTACGCTCAGGAAAGGTTGCGATAGAGGATGCAGTGTCTTGTAAACCACCGGATAAGATGGACTGACCCTCTTTTATTAAAGCTTTAGCTCCCCATGTTTCTGCGTTTCTAGGGTCTTCTAATTCAGCTGCTTGTTGATTTTGTTCTTGGTCAGCTTCTCTTTGTACTGACTCACGTGCCTGTTCTTTTGCTAACAGCTCGTCTACAAACTCTTGTGATTTCTGAGCTGCTAGACCGAGAGCTTCTTCATCTACTCCGTACTGTGGTGCACTGTCGGTCATTCTCTACCTCTTGTTACTTGTCTTCTTTGGTTTAATTGTTCTTTTCTTAATCTTTCTCTTTCAATCCTATCTATCTTAACTTTCTGTCTTTGACCAGCTATCTGTCTTTCTAGTTTCTCAAGGTCACTTATGACGGCTTTAGCTACATCAGCTTGTAAGTTTTGAAACTGATTCATAGGCATTTTTAAAAGATTAGGAAATACAACGTTTACTGCATCTATTTCTTTATCTGTTAGATTAGTAAGTCTTCTGTAGTCCTGTGTTTCTTTTGTAATAGCACCACGTATAGCATTTGATTTATTTGCTTTTTGACGTAATCGTGCTAAGACTAAAAAACTTTGTATGTCTTCTGTAAATGGAGCATCCATATCTATGATAGGTTTTGTACCACCAAGTAGTTCTACAATAGCTGCTCCTGTAAATTTATACCTACCAAAGTCTGTACCGCCACGTCTAGCAAGTCTTAGTACTTCATTACCTGTCAACCTGTTTAGACCCGGCGTTTCAAAGTTTTGACCACCTCTAGCTCTACCGTATGTGTTTTCATCACCTGTAGCTAGAATATCTAAGAACTTACCTAAGTTTTGTCTCTCGTTTTCATTCATAGAAATTAGAGTTTTAGTATCATTAGGCTTATCTTGTAGGTTGTTTTCTTGATTTACAGTTAGAAACTCTGACTCTGGGTTAGGTAGTAGAGTGGTTGGGTCTTGTATTCCAAGAACCTTTGCCCTATAATATGCAGCTTGTGTACCTGTTAAAACTCTAACACCTTTGTCTGTAACAATACGTGGTTTAAGTCCTTCATAGAATGTAACTAAACTTTGATTAGCAGATGGGTTGGTAACAAAATCTAACAGTTTATCCACAGGCTCACCATCTAGTGGTGCTGCAATAGTAAACAAATTACCATCTTTACTTAGCTTAGTCTGTAAATTTACATAAGCTTGTAGTTTCGTTTCACTGAGTCGAGTGTTACCTCTAGGCTCGTCATAGTCTGTATGGTTTGCTTCTATATTTTTTCTGATGCCAAGTCCATAGTTAGCTAAAGTTATCTCGCCTTTTGCTTGTTGCTGTTCAAAAGCCTCTATGTTTTTATTATTCTCACCAAAGAACTCAGCTTCATACGCACCGTACATTCTTTCAACTTTATCGTCATCTTCATCAGTTAACTTGGTAATATCACCATCTTGGTTCTTAATTCTAGCAACCATCTTTTGAAGACGCTTTTTGGCTGTAGTTAGATGGTCAGAGTAAGCTTGTTTAGCTATAACTTTTTTATCAGCTGTGCCACCAGTAGTAGCTTGCTCTATGGCTATCTCAAGCTTTTTAGGTATAGTTAGCTCCTTTGAATACCATTGCTGCCCCTTAGCTTCTGTAAGTATAGCTTCAGCTTGTGACTCTTCAAGTCCGATAACTCCTCTTTTTCTATTTTCTTCTATAAGTGGTACTGCACGTGTTTCGACATATCTGTCAAACTCACCTTGGTTTACTGCTATAGTATTTTCACGTTTTGTTTTTAGAGTGTTAGCTACCTTTACCTTAAAATTAAATAATAGTGCAGACGCTCTACGCTCAGACTCACTGCCTTCTTTAAGTGTCTCTACCCATGCCTCAAAGTTATCATACTTTTTACCATCAGCACCATAAAAAGGTATACCGTTCATCAAAGTCAAAGCTTCTTCTGTATTTTTAATAATACCATCTTCAACCATTGTACCTAGTCTACCTACAACATACTCTGTTGCTTCTGGTAGCGTTACATCTTTACGTGCAGCATACTGTGCGACGACACCATTCTTAGACCAGAAAGTGTCATCTAGCACAACACCATTTGCATCTTTTGCGTTAGCACCAGCAATAGCATTTATTATCTTTTCATCAAACAGTTTGTTTTGTGCAGCTTCAAATCTTTGTTCATACCCATACCCAAACTTGGTACGCATACCATTTATTTCTTTTTCTACTTTATCGTGTAGTCTTTTAAATATCTGGTCTTCTAGTCTAGGATTATTTATATCTAATCCAGCTCGTAGCATGTTTAGGTATAGTGTATCATAGAGAGAGGTTTTAACTTGTTTAGCTTTTGTTTCAAACTCATCAAAGCTATCACCTTCAAAAATACCAACTTGTGCACCTACATCATTAAGCACACTTATATTATCTTCATAACGATCTAGTATACCTTTTACACTTTCGTCAACCTGTAGAGTATCCATAAATGCTCTACCAGCATCAAGCGACTCCATAGTAGGTTTATCAGCATTAAGTATAAAGTTTTGAAATTTAAAACCTTCGATAGCATTATCGTTTTCTGCTGCCTGTAAAATCTTAGCTTTACTTTGTTTAGCTAGTATTCTGTCAGGAGCCTGATCTCTTTGAGTAGCACGACTAGCTTCTATAACTTCAGCTATCTTTCCTATATCACCTGTAATACTTCTGATCGCATTTAATCTTTTATCTAGAGCTGATGCTTTAAGTTCCTCTATTTCGATCATCTGGTCAGCAAGTGCTTTTCTATCAGATATTTGGAAGTTAGCTTCCTTATCCATAGCTGCTGTTAAGTCAGCATCTACTGGTAGATAGTTAGTACTAGAGATAGTCTGGGATGCGTCACGCACCCCTCGAATGTTAGAATATGTTGCCATAATTAATCAAATATAGTTGCGATACCAGATCCTATACCTACTAACTGACTGGTTAGTTGTAACGCACCGGTAAGTCTATCTGTTGGAGGCATCATAACAGGAGCACCATATGCAGCTGGTATACCAAGCTTCTCTCGAGCTTTAGCATTAGCAAACTGGAATCTACGTCTAGAACCTTCTTGGGCTATTGCCATGTTCCTTCCGTATAGATCACCTGTAAAACCTTCTAGGTCTGATTGTCTTCTTAACATATTTACAAATTGTTTTCTTCCAAACTTTTTACTTCTACCACCTTCACTAAACTTTTTAGATCCTAGGTATTTAGCAACTAGATTTTGTTTGGACTTACGAGCCTTACCTTGGGCATATACAGCTCGTACATAAGCGTCACTAAGATCACGACTGTAACCTATGACATTTCTATTCTGGGCTCTTTCTAGCCCGACTTCTTTATTAAAGAATTGTAGTTTTTTGATTGCGAACTGAGCATCTTTTTGTCTAGCTCGTTCTCTAGCAGCAGCTCTAGCCCCTGCATTAGCGTCTACGCACACGGCAAAATTCAATAAATGTTACATTGTTCGGCCCATGTTCTAACTTACGTAAAAACTTGAAGCCAAGAAACCTAAGCAATCTAAGATGTGCTTCGTTTCGACTGTCAACTATATTCCAGAGGAGTGGCTCAGTACGGCTATCGACATACCGTTTGGCCTCTCTTGCGAATGTAATTGGGTATCGGTGTATATGTGGAGTGCAAAGCATCCATATGTCACCTTCATTTCCTACTCCGGCCATGCCAGCAGTCTTGCCGTCAGGCACTGTAAAATACACGTAGGATGGGTTCTGAGACATCAGAAATGGTAAGGCTGTAGGATTTATCCCATGGCCTTCTTCAACCTCTCTGAGGTCATCTGGACGGAGATTAGAGGCCACTTCTGTAGCAGCCTCCAATGTGATTGGGTGTATGTAATTAGACACGTTGGTAAAATCTAGGTGAATAGTCACCCTCCCAAGACAACGCACGAAGCGTAGCTGGAGCTGGGTGAGAAGATGCAAGTGTAATATCTACATTTGTATTTCTTTCGTATACGGGTACAGTCTGTATATGTTCTTCTAAATATGGTGCTCTTGATGCACTATAAATATCCATAATAGGTGATTCGTATACTTCTGTGTAGTCTGGTTTACCTACACGTTCTAAGGTTGTTTCGTAAAGACCTATCTTTCCAAAGTGTAACTTAATTCTGTGTAACACTAAAGATGAGTTTACGTCAGATGAAGACTTTTCGCCTTGCATCTTCATAGGATAAAATCTAGGAAACTTGACTTGGTATGGGTATAAATAACCTATTGTAAGAGTTATTCCTTGCCAGTTTCCGGGTACAGTAAAACTTGTACCTGATACTGTGCATTTAGCATATCTACCTTGACCATCAGTGGGGGCTGGTGTACCACCTTCATCAATAACCACTAGATCGTGATTAGGTGAGGTAACTGTATTTAGCCAGCTGACACCAGAAAAGGTAGTCAGATTCGTAGCTGAGTCAAAGTTGCCGCCGCTAACAGTAGTATGATTATCCACATGTAATAAGAAGTCGACATTATCTATACTTGTTGAGGGGTCGTTATCAGACTGTATAAGTTTAATGCTTTGTAGGTAGTAGTCACTATCTAAAAAGAAATACTCATCATCTATAATAAAATGATATATCAAAGGATTGTTAAGCTTCCATCTAAACCATGCAGCCTGTTGTCTTTTATCTGCAACGTTCAAGTATTTGTATCCAAACACTGTGTCGCTGCCAGTCTTACCAAGTAAAATTATAGAGTTTTCTCTAGAGTTAGTTAGTAAGTCTATATCTTTTGGTAGTAGTGTAGGTACAATTTTACTGACTTCTACTACACTCGGTTCTCCCTCTCTAGCCACGTTTGCCATTTCATTGAATCGACTAAACTTGTTAGAGTTATCTACGTAAGCAACAGTTGTGCCTAGAGATATAGGAGGGATTGCTTTGTTATAACTAAAGGTTGCTATACTTCGTAACTTAGCTGTATCTGGGTTGAGAACTGTGTCATCAGATGATAACAAGAACTGCTGGTTTGTACTAAATACAAGTAAACCTGTGTTGATTTCTATACCATCAAACAGTTCTGAAGGGAACATAGATGCGGCAGATATATCAATCGGGTCAGAAGCTGATACAGTTAGTGCTGACTCTACAAAAAAGTCAGGAGTTCCTAACGTACCCGGTCTAGATGTTACAACGTTCTCACCTGACAGCAGTGCTAATCTATTACGGAAGAATAGTACTTTGTTAATACGCTGCCCTACAAACGTAGGTAGTGGGTTAGTTACATCATCGCCTACCTCTCTATCAGCATACGTAAACTGTTTGACAGTAAATGTAGTTATAGCTGTACGCTGTATTACAAGTGGCATGTTAGTTAGGGACTTAGCTATACCCGGCTTTGCACACTCTGACCATGAGCCAGATCCATCTCTATTGTTCTCACCATCAAAACGTAGATAATAGTCATCTTCATCTGCCATACGAGAGTTAGCAACTTTGACTATATACCCATCCTTACATTGGTTAGGTAGCTTAGTAACATCGTTGACTGAACTCTGCATAACACGCATGAGATCTTCTTCTACTACCTCTACATTGAACTCAGAGTTACTAGATAAGTATAGACCTGTACCTATAACCTTACCTGATATACCTGTTGGTAGCTCAGATAGTATTCCGCCAAGAATAGTATCAGCAGTAACAGCTGTGTCAGAGTCAAATGGTGTAGGCTCTGGACGTATCAGTTTTAAGTTTGCATTTACCTGAGTAGTCTCATGATCTTCTACACGTATTGTATAGTTAAATCCTTCCATAGTTACAGTTGTAGTATCACCTGTAGTCCACCCTTCACCACCATGAAGAAGTGTTACATCTGGCTGATAACTACATCTATAATCACTACCCTGTGGCCCAGTGCTACCTGAGTAGTTAGGACTTACACCTTGTTGACCTAGAGTTGTAAGTCTAAATATTAAGTTTGTCTTACTTCCAGAGTCTATACTAAATACTTCAGTACCTATACCCGGACAAGAGCCTGTACCATCAGACTCGTCTAGAGTATTGCTGTTAATTTTTATACGTGTTGCACGATTAAGAGTTGTTACGTTAGCATTATTGAATAAATTTAAACCATATTGCCTACCGTTTTCTGTACGTAATAGTTCTACAAATGCGAAGTGAGGATCTGGTGTAGCATCTGTAGTTCCCGTTGTCCCAACGAGAGTGTTAGCATTAGTAGTATCACGGTTAGTAACAAAAGTTGTGTCATTGATTGTAAGTGTCTGTATGTTTTCTGGTGTGCTAGTAGCTAGATAGTTTTGTATAGCTGTCTGTCCACCTGTGCCATAAGCTGTAGTCATCAACTGACCGTCGGTACAACGCCAGACTCTGACTTGCCCATCAGCTGCAATCTGACCTATGTATGATCCTTCTGTCTCGTCACGAAAGTAATGAAACCAAGAACCGCCACTCTGTACGCTAGACAAAGCATCAGTTCCGATTCTTTTAGCACCCGGTCTTTTAAATAGTCCTTTAGTTACATCTGGTATAGCGTTGACTACATCTGTTACCTGACCGGGAAATTTTAAGTTGTCAGGCTGTTCTGATATGCCTAACGAGTATTGTGGTATAGTTTGTGTTACGCCTGCCATTATCGTCTAAGGTTTCTCCAAGGTTGATAAGTTTGGTATGCAGATTCATCTTCAAAGCCGAACATGCTGTGGTCAGCTTGATTGCACTCATACTCTTGTAGTGCTGCTCTTGCCTGTTGCTCTTGTACTCCAAGCAATCTTACAAGTCCAGCGTTAGCAACGAGTTGTGTTGCTGCGGTTCTAGAAGCTCTATATGTAATATATCTTCTAAATACAATAGGTAGATCTTCAAAGTTATACAATCTAACAATGTCAAGATCTAAGTCTTGTGTAAATACATCAGTGTGTTTGATCTTATCATATAAGAATCCACTACGACGTACTAGGTCAAATGTTCTTCTTGCCTGATTGTCATGTAAATCCATAGACAATATATCATCACCTATAGCAATCTTACCGTTTGCATCTCTTGCAAAGGTCACATGCTTTTCTGTGTTGAAATGCCAACCTTCTGCCTGTGTGTCTACATTAGCATCACGAAGTAGATTGAAGATAAAAGATATCTCTGGATTATCAAAGTTAAGTGTTGTTAAAGGTGCTTGTCCGATAGCTCCCAGTATAGAGTTCACTGCGGATAGTTCGGTATCGGTGTCAATAGTTGTGGTAGCCAT